AAGGCACTGATGGAACAATTGGTAGAGATGGTTATACAGGTTCAACAGGATTTACCGGATCAGCAGGTGCTGGTTATACGGGTTCTGCCGGCTCAACAGGATTTACCGGATCAGCAGGTGCTGGTTATACGGGTTCTGCCGGCTCAACAGGATTTACCGGTTCAAAAGGAGATTTAGGTTACACAGGATCAAAAGGTACTGATGGAACAATTGGTAGAGATGGTTATACAGGTTCAACAGGATTTACCGGATCAGCAGGTGCTGGTTATACGGGTTCTGCCGGCTCAACAGGATTTACCGGTTCAAAAGGAGATTTAGGTTACACAGGATCAGCAGGTGCTGGTTATACAGGTTCAACAGGTTACACAGGATCTGCCGGTTCAACAGGATTTACCGGTTCGACAGGAGTTGGATATACAGGATCAGCCGGTGCTGGTTATACTGGTTCTCAAGGAAGTTTAGGTTATACAGGATCAAAAGGTACTGATGGAACAATTGGCAGAGATGGTTATACAGGTTCAAAAGGAGATTTAGGATATACAGGTAGTTTAGGTTACACAGGATCAGCAGGAGTTGGTTATACAGGTTCAACAGGATTTACAGGTTCACAAGGTATTGTAGGATTTACAGGATCAGGAGCAGATAGTCCTTTAGTTTTTACAACATCGGGAATTTATAGAACACTTACGGGTTACACAGAAAGTGGAACAACATCTACTGTAAGAACAGCAGAATTTGTCGCTAATGCTTTAAGATTGACTTTAGCAACATTTACACCTACACTAGCATCAGCAGGAACACCAAGTGCTTCTCCAAATTGGGACGTAGCAGCAACTGGATTTACGGTTACAGTAACAAATCCTGATGATGTAACAAGTGATTATATTAGTTCAGTTTATTCAATAACAGGAACATCAGGCAGTGTAACAGGAACATTAGGTTCATATACAGCAGGAGCTAAAAGTAATACACCAGCAGCTACTATAGATTGGACACAAACTTTTACTACAAATGGTTCATCATATATTAGACCTGTTTCATCTACAATCACTGGAGGTTCAGCAGCTGCTACAGTTAGATTTAATCACAATCCAGGTTCAGAATCAGAGTACACAACAAGTAATGCTAGTTTTACTATTACTTGGGCAACACCTACAATGAGTTTATCTAAATCAGATAAAAGTGGTTCAACATTTTTAAAAACTTATACATCTACAACTTACACAACTTCTGTAACAGGTATTACTACAGCTGCTAATTATGTTCATAGTATTACAGCATCAGGCGGTACTGTGAGTAGTTCTACAGGAAATGGAACATTTACATTTACAACACCTATACATAAAGATAATACAGGTACTACAAGAACAGTTAGCAACACAACAACATTTACAAGACCTATTGGTGTAACAGGCACTTCTTATACAGCAACATTAAGTTCTACAACATCAAGTATTGCTGCTACATTTACATATCCATCTTTTTGGTTATGGACAACAAGTACAGGAACATTACCAACAAGAGTAGATATAATTGATGACGCAACAGGAACAGGTTTTGAATCTGTAGTAACACAATTAGCAGATCAAACTAAAACTTTATCTGTACAAGCAATAAATAATACTGATACTAATCCTAGAGCGTTTTGGTTTGCTGTTAAATCTTCAGCTTCTCAACCAACAACTTTTAAAACGGGAGCTAGCGCAGGATTATTAAGTGATGTGTCTTATACGGATGGTGGAACAGTTTCATTAGAACCAGATTCTCCTCCAGCAGGATATAGTTCTGTTAATTATAATATTTATGGTATAACTTTACAACCAGGAATAACTTACGTACAAATAGGATAATATGTCATCTAATTATAGTGGTTTAACTCGAAATATTTGGCCAGGTACCTGGAGTACTAACACTAATGCACCTATTGTATTAGATACGGAAATTCGTGGTGCTTTACAAAGTATAAGTGGAGATTCTGGAGATAGATTAACAGATATTCCTGGTGCTAGAATACAAGAAGGTATGTTAGTATATCTTAAAACAGGATATACAGCAGGAGCTACAACTAGAACAGGAGATTCTTACTACACTTACAAATTACAAGGAGGCGAATCACGTAGTGCTATAACAGGTGCTATGCCAAATGCTGAAGCAAACTGGACAGCTTATACAGCAGGAGGTGGAGGTTATACAGGTTCAAAAGGAGATTTAGGTTATACAGGCAGTTTAGGTTACACAGGATCAGCAGGAGCTGGTTACACTGGTTCAACAGGATTTACAGGATCAGCAGGAGTTGGTTATACAGGATCAGCTGGAGTAGGATATACAGGTTCCACAGGCACGGGTTACACTGGTTCAACAGGATTTACCGGTTCAACAGGTGTTGGTTATACAGGATCAACTGGAGTTGGTTACACAGGTTCAACAGGATTTACAGGATCGGCCGGAGTTGATGGATATTCAGGTTCAAAAGGAGATATTGGTTATTCAGGAAGTTTAGGTTACACAGGATCAGCAGGTGCTGGATACACAGGTTCAGTTGGTTACACAGGTTCAAAAGGACAATTACAAATTACAACAGCATCAACTCCTCCAGGAAGTCCTAACTATGGAGACATTTGGATTGATTCTACAACAGGTATTGAATACTCTTGGATTTATGATGGTGATTCGGACCAATGGGTAGAACTTTCAAACGTAGGATTACCAGGATATGCAGGATCAAAAGGTGATATTGGTTATGTTGGTTCACGAGGTGTAATAGGTTATACAGGTTCATTAGGTTACACAGGATCATTAGGAAATATTGGTTATACAGGTTCATCAGGTGCTGGCTATACAGGTTCATTAGGTTATACAGGCTCATTAGGAAATATTGGGTACACAGGATCAGCAGGTGCTGGTTATACCGGTTCAACAGGTTATACAGGCTCATTAGGAAATATTGGGTACACAGGATCAGCAGGTGCTGGTTATACCGGTTCAACAGGTTACACAGGCTCATTAGGAAATATTGGTTACGTTGGTTCACAAGGATCTATAGGTTATACAGGATCAGCTGGAGTTGGGTACACAGGCTCATTAGGAAATATTGGGTACACAGGATCAGCAGGTGCTGGTTATACCGGTTCATTAGGTTATACAGGCTCATTAGGAAATATTGGGTACGTTGGTTCACAAGGTTCTATAGGTTATACAGGTTCAGCAGGAACATCAGGCCCATTTGCTACTTGTAATACATCAAATATAGTTTCAACTGGTGCTGGTATAGGGACAGGCACAGGTGGAACAGGTTTACATAATTTCTTTGCTGGTCAATGTGCTGGTGCTGCTAACACGACAGGTTGTTATAATACTTTTATAGGTATTGGTGCTGGCCGTTGTACTACAACAGGAAAATATAATACTTTTATAGGTAGATGTGCTGGATTTAAAAATACAGATGGATCTTTAAATACTTTTATAGGTGCTAATACTGGAATTTGTAACACTACAGGAGCTCATAATATTTTTGTAGGAGTATCTAGTGGAAGAGCTAACACCACAGCTAATAATAATATATTTTTAGGAAGATATTCTGGTAAATATAATACTACAGGTACTAACAATATATTTTTAGGAGACAGTAGTGGTAGATGTACAACAACAGGTTCAAATAATTTTAATGTAGGAAATGAGGCAGGAACATATTCTAGTACTGGTTGTAATAATACTTTTATAGGACAACAATCAGGTTATAAAACATCCGGTTCTGACAATACTTTTATAGGTTATAGAACAGGTTTTTGTAATACAACAGGATATAGTAACACTTTTATAGGTGGTCAAGCAGGATTATATACAACAACAGGTTATAGTAATATTTTTATAGGTTGTTGTGCTGGTCGTAATAATACAGGTGGATATAACAATATATTTCTTGGTCCATGGGCTGGTGCTTGTAATACAACAGGCGATAATAACTATTTTATAGGACCTTTAGCTGGTTGCGGTAATACAACAGGAAGATACAATTTTTATATAGGTGCTAGTGCAGGTAAATATGCAAATTCTTCAACTGGTAATATTATTGTTGGACATAATGCTGGTTCAAAATTAACAACTGGTGGTTATAACATTCTTTTAGGTAGAAATTCTGGAAATAATCTTATAACTGGTGAAGGTAATATTTTTATGGGTAGGGGGGCAGGCCAATATACTACAGGATCTCATAATTACTTTTTTGGCTCTTTTGCTGGTTTAAAAAACACAACAGGTGCTGAAAACTTTTATGTAGGCAATGGCGCTGGTAAATGTAATACCGTAGGTGGTAATAATATATTTTTAGGTCAATGCGCTGGTGGAACTAATACAACAGGTGGTAATAATATTGCTATTGGTTTTTACGCTGGATCTTACAATCTTTACGCTTCTTGTGGTTGTGCTAATACTTCAGGTACTGATAATATTTTTATAGGTTGTGGAGCAGTTGGAGGTGGCGCAGGATGTTCAAATCAAATTGTTATAAAAGCAGGAACTAACATACTTAAAGTTAGTCCAACAGGTATTTTTACAGTTAATGGAGCTGCAGTAGCAGGAAGTGGATATACAGGTTCAAAAGGATATACAGGATCAGCTGGAAATGGTTACACAGGTTCTACAGGTTATACTGGTTCTAAAGGAGATGCTGGTGGTTATACAGGTTCTCAAGGAACTACAGGTTATACAGGTTCTAAAGGAGATGCAGGTGGATATACAGGTTCACAAGGTGGTACAGGTTATACTGGAAGTTCAGGTACTGGAGCTTCTTCAAGATCAACATCTTCAGTTACATCTTCTTCACTAGCTGATGGAAGTTCTGAAAATTTAACTATTACAGGATTTAAAGGTTATGCTTTATTAAAAATACAAACATCAGCGGCCGCATGGGTAAGAATTTATAATGACACGACATCACGTAGTAGTGATAGTAGTAGAACAGAAACGACAGACCCATCTCCTGGTTCAGGAGTTATTGCTGAAGTAATAACAACAACTAATGAAACTATTTTAATATCTCCTGGTGTTTTTGGATTTAATAATGAAAATACTATAGTTACTGATATTCCTATTTCTGTAAAAAATAAAAGTGGTTCTACAACAACTATTACAGTAACTTTAACAATTTTACAATTAGAAATTTAAAATGTCTGATAAAAAAGAATATATTGTTACGGTACGCAATAGATCAGATATAGATTCTTTTTATGATGATATGGATAACAATATTGGTACAGAATTTATTCCTAATAGAAAAGTAGAAATTGTACACATAAGAGAAACTAGTAGAAACACACATTATTATTTAACTGATGAAGAATCTAATTTATTACGAAATGAACCTAGAGTTTTATCTGTTGAATTATTACCTAAAGAAATGGGTATCGAGCCTATTCTTCTTTGGTCTCAAACTGGAAATTTTGAAAAAAGTAACTCAATAGATACTAATGATAAAAATTGGGGACTTTATAGTATAACAAATCAACAACCATTAAGTAACTGGGGCACAGACGGTTCTTTTACACAAACAACACAAACAATTAATACAACGTCATCAGGAAAAAATGTTGATGTTGTGGTTGTAGATGCTCATATAAATGGAAATCATCCTGAATTTGCTGTAAATGTGGACGGTACTGGTGGGAGTAGATTTGTTGCTTATAATTGGTTTCAACATAGTTCATCATTAGGATATACAACCACACAACCATATTCATATAGTTATATTGAGACCAATCATGGCACGCATGTAGCCGGCATAGTTGCAGGAAATACTCAAGGTTGGGCAAGAGATGCAAATATTTATAATATTAACTTTAATTATACAAGTGCAGGAGGACCTTCTGGAGATTGGACTTTATTTGTATTTGATTATATTAGAGAATTTCATAGAACAAAACCTATTAACAACGTTACAGGTAGAAAAAATCCTACGATTGTAACTAATAGTTGGGGTTACGGTTATAGCGATTTAAATATGGCGAGCATTATTGAAGTAACTTATAGAGGAACAACAACAGATTTAAACGGGTTAACAAATGCTCAAAAAAAAGTAATTCTTGAAAACAATGGAGTTCCTGTTCCTAATGAATCAGTTTTACATCTTACTCCTGCTAGAGTAGCAGCTTTAGATGCTGATGTTATAGATGCTATAAATGACGGATTAATAGTTTTAGGAGCTTCTGGAAATTCTTATTGGAATTGTGCAACAACCGATTCAGTAGATTATGGTAATTCTGTATATTCAACAAACGTTGGTTCGATTTATCATTCAAAAGGCATGTCTCCAGGATCTGCTGGTAATGCAATTTGTGTAGGAAGTGTAGGAGTATTTTTAGCAGAAAATAAATCAAATTTTAGTAATTATGGAAGCCGTGTGAATGTTTACGCTCCTGGCAGATTTATAACTTCTTCAGTATATGATACAACAGCAGCTACTGAATTTGGAATTACACTAGCAAATGACCCGAGAGATTCAAATTATAAAATAGGTTCACTTTCTGGTACAAGTATGGCCACTCCACAAGTTGCTGGTGTGTTATCTTGTCTTTTAGAAAATTTTCCTTCTTTAACACAATCAGAATGTCTTACTTACTTAGTAAATAATTCTACTTTAAATAGAATAACATCTACGGGTGGAAATGCAGGAGATTATTTGTCATTAGGTGATTCTTCAAATAATAGATATTTGTTTTATAAAAAGGAAAGAGGATTAACAGGATATGTAGCAATAAACACTGTTAAAAACAGATCAAGTACTGGAAATCTTTATCCTAGAACAAAAATTAGAAGATTTGGTTAGGAAATATAAAAATTATAAATACATATACTGAATTTTATTTTTTAAAAATATTTTTAAAAAAAAGCATTTCTGAACATTTTTTTTATATAAATAATTACACTAATTAACTAAACACAAAAGGTTAAAAGAAAACAAATGGCCATAAATTTTCCTTCAACAGGGTTAACACCAAACGTATCAACATACACATTAGGCAATCGTACATGGAAATGGAATGGAACTGCTTGGGAGTTAGTACCTCTTACAGCTGGTTATACAGGTTCTAAAGGTGATATAGGTTATTCAGGATCAAAAGGCGATACGGGCTTTACAGGTTCTACAGGAAGTTTAGGTTACACAGGTTCTAAAGGAGATTTAGGTTACACAGGATCAAAAGGCGATCAAGGTAACATAGGAAATACAGGTTACGTTGGTTCACAAGGTGATCAAGGTTACACAGGATCAAAAGGCGACATAGGTTACACAGGATCAAAAGGCGATCAAGGAACTCAAGG